TTTAAAGATATTAGTTACGACCTGATTAAAGGTATTTATACTCAACTTAATAGTTCTGTTTATCAGAGGTGTGATACCATTACTCTTTCAGGCACTTCAGGAACTGCTCTTATTACTAATAACGGGGTTAGTAAAACTATCACCTTTTCAGGGACTCTTGCGGCAACTGCAGCCACTTTTGTAACAACTAACGCAGCCGCTTATCTGGCAGCCGGGACAATATTAACCTCATCCGGGGATACATTAATTTTTACTGCATCTGTTTTAGGTGCAAATTTCACCGGGGCGACAACAATAGTAACGGTTTTAAATGATTTTTTCTTACCTTCAAAAGACGAGTCGGCAGAAATATGGAACGAGGTTGCCTCTTATGGATTAGGCGGTTTTAGTGACCTTGGTTATGGCTTAATAAGAACATCCTCAGATACATCTGATGTTTTAAATTATCAGGGAACGGCATGGGTAATGAATGTATTAACGGATGGTTCGTTTCAGAAATTAACAAAAGGTAATGGGTATGGCGTGCGGGCTTGTAGATCATTTATTTCATCAAATATTTATAATATAAGAGACTTAGGGCCCGCAGGAGGATATATATTTATTAAGATAGACAATCTTGATGAAACATTTACTTATTATGAACTGGCTCCAGCAGATATTACTACTCATAGATTTTCCAATTTATATGCGCCTGCTAATTACATTGGGACAGGCACGGCAATAGGAACAGGACAAGCAAATACTACTGCAATAATTAATCAGGCAGGGCATACAGATAGCGCAGCTCAGTTATGTGTTGATTTAACAGTAGTAGGCGGAACAGGAATAAGCGGGACGGTAACAAACGCAGATTTAACTTTTGGGTTAACTTACCCGGTTTATAAATCAATTCCAAAGCCGGATGCAACAACTTATATATATATCGGTAATGTTCTCAACGACACAGATGGAACTAAGGACGAATTTCATTATAACGGGACTTGTCAGATTCAGGTGGTTGATGAAAGTAAGCAGCGGGCAGATTCAAAACTGGCGTTAAATATACTTAATGTGATAAGAGGTATTTTAAAGCCTACACGAGGCGCAGTATTTTCGATAAGTCCCAGTACATTGGTAATATTTGAACCGGGGCCGTATAATGAAGTAATCGAAGAAAATAACGGAGTAACAAAAATAAAATTAATTGATATTTATAATTTCTTAATAACTTAATACAATGGCAGTAATTAACGGTACAGCTTATGCTGTGTGGAATGGAACAGAAAGACTTTGGAGTTGTGATTCTTGTTCCTTAAATGTTGATGTTAATCTTGATCCGGTAACCACAAAGGAAGACGGAGGATGGGAAAAACATATCAACGGACTTCGGAAGTGGTCTATTGATTATTCGGGCGTCTATGAAGATGCTGGCGGTAGTGCAGTATTGATGACACCTGCTGAAATACTTGCATCAATTATAGCAAGAACAGCGGATGCCGAAGTCGCATTTAAACCCGCCTCAGGAACATCAACAACCGGGTGGAAAGGAAACGCAACATTTCAGTCTATTAAGATTGATGCACCAACCGAACAGGGGATCAAATTCTCCGGTACAATAGTAGGAAATGCACCGCTGGTTGTAATTCCAATAGCTTAATCATGGCTGTCTTTAACGGAACGGCATTACTACTGTATTCAGAAGGGGTGCTGGTAGGTTTCCAGCAGGGACTTACTATAAATGTCAGTCAAAAGCTGGAGGACATAACAAATAAAGAATCTGCCGGATGGGAGCAGCACATAAGCGGCGTGTTAAATGCTACTATTGAATTTAATGCTTTATTTGCATCCCCAAACACGCCAGACATGAATGCACTTGCATTAATGGACTACATTATAAACAGGGAGTCTCTGCTTGTTGAAATATTAGGACTGACATATCCCTTTGTTGGTGAAGCGGATCTATCTTCATTAAAATTCAACGCACCTCTTGAAGGAGCGATGAGTCTTTCGGGTAGTCTTAAAACAAACGGAGGATTGTATATGTTGTCTTCATTAGTTCCGGTTGGCGCTGGCAATATGGCTAATCTAATTACTGATCCTGATGCGGGGGGTACTGATTATGACACGTTAACCGTTTCAGGACTCAAGATAACCTCTGCCATTAATGCCGCAGGGAACGCATATTGTGATAGCAATACAATAACAACAACAAACGGGGCTGTTTATAAAGTTGCATGTTTTTTAACTAAGACTTCAGGACAACTCCCTACCGTTGGGCTTTACGACAAAACATCTGCTTATATATCTAACACAAAGGCGTTAGTAGAGGGGCTTAATTTCATTACATTAACGGGGACGGCGACCGATGCTTCGTCTTGTTTAAGGTTCTCAAATTCAGGAGCTGCAAGTTGGCATGTAAGTAATATTTATTTATTCCGTACCGCATGAAATTAGCATTTTTAACCCGCAAAGGGTATAAGGAAAAAGACGTTGATATTGTTCTAAATTTCGGAACTCTCGAATCGCTTTGCAGGGATCTTAATATTGATTTCTTCCAGATTGATATTATTGCCAAGAAAGATCGGGTATTATTTATGACTAATCTTCTGTATCACGGTTATCTTACTAACTATCAGGAGAACTTCACAGAGGCACGAAAAAAAGGTAAGTTATTTGCATGGTTATTCTTGTTCAGGAATCCGCTTTATGACAAAGTAAATGCTTTAATCTGGTATGAGAAGATGAGCCAGGATGCTCAAAAAGAACTTACTCAAAAGATGATTGCTTTATCCGGCGAGATTAAAAAATTGTCAGGTTCAAAAAAAAAAGTAAGTTAACATTTTCGGAAATACGTTCTTTGTGTTTTGGCGAGCTGGGATGGACGAGAGAGAGATACCTGCACGCAACGGTCGAGGAGTTTACCGAAGCGATAAAAGGTTATTGGAAAAAATGGGAACGTCAGACGGCGTGGATCGCACGAGAATTGATTTGGACTCTAATACAAGGCAATCCGAACATACCAAACGAAAATAAACCAAAGCACAAGGAGGAAATATACAAATTGACTGATGATAAAACAGAAGTTGTAAAAGTGAAAAGGCCAAAAATCACGAATGAAGATTTGAAAGTGTTTGAAATGTTAAAACATCAATAATGGGACTTATTAATGATCTTTTAGTAAGAATAAGGGGCGACAAAACGCAACTTGACAGTACATTAAAAGGAGCTGAAAAATCAGTAAGTTCATTTGGTGCGTCTCTTAAAAAGGCGGGTGCTATAATGGCTGCCGTTTTCAGCGTTGGTGAAATTGCCGGGATGTCAAAAGAGGCAATGAAATTAGCTGCTGAAGTTGAGGGAGTAAAGAACGCATTTCTAAAATTAGGAAGTTCTAAAAGCGTCTTAGAGGACATGAAGCGGGCCACAAGAGGCGTTATGGATGAATCCGATTTAATGGCACTTGCAGTTAAGGCTAATAATTATAAAATACCATTACAGGATTTATCTACATATCTGGAATTTGCAACAAAAAGAGCTATCACTACCGGTAAGTCGGTTAAGGAATTAACAGAACTAATAGTAACAGGACTCGGACGTAAATCATCCAGATCATTTATACAACTGGGATTATCGACTAAAGATGTTCAGTCTGCAATGAAGGATGCGGGGGGCATTATGAGATTAGTTAATGATGAGTTAACTAAAATGGGAGATGTTTCAGATACTCAAGCAACCAGATTCGAGACACTAACGGCAAATATACACAACTTTAAAGAGGCATGGGGGGAATGGTTAAACCAAAGTAAGCTTATAAAATCAGTTATAAATGACTTGACTACTGATTTTCAAATGTTCGCTGATAAAGAAATGACTTTCATGGAGAAAATTACATTTTCTCCAAAAGAATACCGGGAAAAACAAAAAAACAAAGAAAGAGCTAAACAAATATTTGGAGGTGATTTAACTACTTCAAAAGAATGGAAGGCTCCATGGGCTTCTATTATAACTGATAAACAAATTAATACATTAACTTCTCTTAATACAGAACTTGATTTATTAAAAAAAGAATTGCTCGAAATTGACATAACTGACAAATCAGCAATTCAAACAAAATATAATGAGATTGCCGCTATTGAAGCGCAGATTAAAGCTATTACAGATCTTGGATTGTCTTTGGACGAGATTAAGAAGAAACAAAGAGAATTAAGTAAATCCTCAATTGAAAATGTAAATTTCTTACCACAAAATAACACAACCACTTCGGTCTTTGGTAAAAAAACTTATGGAGTTGCTCCGGCAAGATCTAATAAACTTGCACCTGGCGGAAAGATAACAGGCACGCAGGAGCAGGCTAATGCAATGGCCGATGCTATTGAAGTGCTACCTGATGCACTAAATGAATCACAAGAGGCATTATTAGGACTTGCGGATACATTTGCCGGTTTTTTTTCAGATGTTAACCTTGGATTTCAAGGAATGATAGATGGGGTAATAACAGGTATAAAAAGGCTTGTAGCGGAATTGCTTGCAAAGGCTGTTATACTTGCAATTCTTAACACGTTATTTCCTGGTTCCGCTGTTCCTTTATCACTTGGTAATATACTTGGTGGTAGTGCGAGTAAATTAGTAGGTGGATCGGTAAGTTCCGGCGGATCTGTTTTGGGTGGTTCAACAATAGGAGCGGCAACCGGAGAAAGGTTAGTGGCTTCACTGACTGGTAAACAAATTGATATAACACTTCGGAGAATGAATATGTAATGGCTTGGGCAACTAAATACAGACTCGAAATTGCTGACAAATGGTCAGTAGCATGGAAGATAGACATTGAAGAAGATGCCTTTGCCGGGACTATTACCGATTTAATCGGAGGAGATGAGCCTTTAACTTTTGAATGGGAAAACTCATCAGATGATGTGTTTGACCCCATTAAAGAAAGTAGTGCGGTTATTTCAATGATCGCCGAAACAGATTTCTTGCTCGCTGATCTTTATTCAATTGAAGATCTTCAATACCGGGTTAAGATATATCAAAACGGAGTTATTTATTGGACGGGATATATCATAACTGGAAGTTATACAGAACCTTATGAATGTGTTCCTTTTGAAGTAACCATTAAGGCTTCATGCGGGATGGTTCAGTTAAAAGAAATTCTTTTTGATGATGATGGAACTTATTATAATGGCCGATTGCTTGAGAGTGATATCATACTTAAAATATTAGGCAAACTTGGTTATACCGGCTTTACAGAATATGTCAATATATATGAGGAGTCAATGGATTCGACAGTTAATGATTCTCCATTTGATCAACTTAAAATAGATGTTGATGTATTCAAAGACATGTACTGTGATGAGGTCTTGAAAGAATTGCTTAAAAAATATAATGCTTGTATAATTCATAAAGGAGGAGAATTTATAATATACCGCCCGGAAGAACTAATTGGAGCAACTGTTTACGGGAGGGTATTTACAGGTATTGAAACGAAAACATCAACCAGTTTTACATCAACTCAGTACCTAAATAGAGCGGCACACGCATCTGTTTTACAACAGGTTCCCGGAGGTGCATTAATGGTACAACGTCCGGCAAAGAAAGTGACTGTTAATCAGGATTATGGGTATAAAGATAGTTGGATTGATAATTGGGAGTTTAAAATAGAAACCTATGATTCTGTAACTTCAAAATACGAAGGATGGACTTATTCTGGAACTTTTACAACCGCTTCAATAGACGAAGTTATTGCCGGGGAAAAAAGCGGAATTCCCATTTATTCAGACATACACTTGCCGGCTGCGGCTGAAAGCATCTCTCAAATATTTGGAATATATGCTAAAAACACGGCTGATCTTTTTGTTTTTGAATTTGATTATTTAACATATAATCAATATACTGCGGATCAACAAGTTCAAATATTCATAGGAATTAAATCAGATTCATCAAATAACTGGTTGAAGAAATTATATAATGTTTCTGATGCGACATGGGACGCGAGTGCTAATTATGTTTCTGTTTCAGAAAGCGCAGCACCTATTGGGGTATCAGAATGGAAGCACGTTAAAGTTAATGTTCCGGGTATTCCTGCCGATGGAAGTTACACTATAACTATTTATACTCCTTATTGTGTAGATTATGGTTTGTATGTTGGATTCAAGAATATTCAATTTTATACATCTTCATCAAAAATATTAGAAAAACAATTAAGCAGGAAATTACGTCAACGAATACAAGGCGGATATGGTGGAGAGTATCAATTATTAAAAAAATATTATACAGTTAAATATAAAGAAGCAATTGAAACCCTTACGGAGTATGTTTATGAAAAAACTAATGCAATAAACGGAACTGAACGTGATTATGATTATATATTAGGTGATGTTTTGAAAACCTCAACACCTGCAAGCGATGCAGATACAGACATAGATAATATAATAGAACAATTTGCCGGGGCGCTTATCACGTCAATAAGGGATACGCTTGCCGATGCTGCTGATGCTTTTGTTACCGCTCATGCTTTTGATTATTTCGCTGGAGGAGTTGAAGTAACTCACGGAACGGGAGAGCATACAAATGATATTATATTTGAATCATATACGGCCGGTACTGACTTTACAGGATCAACAACAATTACAAATACATCAGGAGGGCTGACTGGTACTGTTGTACACACCCAGGCTAACGTAACGGCACTTGCAAGAGTTGATAGAGTAACCAAAAACGCAACAGCAGAAGATGCGTGGATAGCCTGTAATGGTCATTCTTACGTAGCATTTTGGAATACATCAGCAGCGCAGACAATGGCAGACTTTGCAGCGGCAGCGCATGATTTTGGTAATGTTACATTATCTCATACAGCCGGATGGGATTATGTGTATTTTACAGCTAATACACCGGGTACTGATTTTGCAGCAGCAACAATAACGGCAGGACTTGGAACGGCAGTAAATGTAATAGCTAACAGGATGGCGGCAAAAAGAAAAGATACCATTACTCTTTCAAACACTACAACAGAGGGCGGAACGGCTAATATACTTTGTGATGGAGTAACCGAAGAAGTTGAATTAATTGAAACTATCGATTATACTACTGATTGGAATACAAGGGGAGGATCAGAAAGTAAACCACTCCTCGAGATAATAGGTGATGAAATTGCTAATCAGTATTCCAGACCGAAACAATTAGTACAAATGCCGATTAAAGAAACAGGAACAGCGATATCTGCTATAAATATTGTTGGACATTTTCAGGACGATGTTAACCAAATATCAGGTAATAATCGTAAATTTGTATTTAACAGGGGTGAATTTACTGTTAAGTTAAGAAAATGGATGATTGATTTAATAGAAATAATATGAGTATAGGAATCGGGAATAGAATCGGTGCTTCTTCCTCTTCTTGGAAGAGTTACTGGAAGTCACGATCAGAGGTTTTGTTTTTTGGTGAAGTATCAAAAATTATTGATGGAAAACTTTACAATCAAAAAGCGGGTGCAACTGATTATTTAACAGTTAGTGGTTCCGTTGGTTCATATACTTTTCAATGTCCCCAAACTGATGCTTATAAAAACGCTGATA